GGTCCAGTAAGTAATAGAACTGGTAGAGGAAGAACAGGATATTCAGAAGGCGGCCTCGCTACGATGTTCACTAGGAGGCGATAGTGGCTCAAGTATCTAAAGAACAAGAACGAGCGATAAAACAATATCTTCGTAATTCGGAAAACTTTATAGAATATGATGGTGTAAAAATCATAGACCAAACAGAGTTTGGAAGATTCATAGCAAAACTTTTTAACTTACCTGACGAGTTTTCCGACAAACCAGGTATGAATAAAGTTGGTTATTTAAAAAAACAAAACGCAGAATTATTTGATGGTTATGAAATTAGAAAAGGTAATATTTTTAAAAGAGATAAACCTTTAATACAAGCTCTAAAGAGTGATCCTGTATTTAGAGACGAAGTTAATAAAAAATTAAAAGCGTTAAATAAAAAAGATTTTTTTGACTTAACTAAAGATCAACAAAATACAATTGTTGGAACTACAGAAAAAGTAAAAAAAGATTTAAAAGTACTGCCTAAAAATTTTGTTACTAAACCTCAACTAGCTAAAGAACTTAAAATTAGCGAAGCTGCTATAGAAGCATATGGTTTAGGTAAACACGAGTTAATAGGAGAAAAATTTAGAGAGTTATTTAAACCAGTTGTATTAAAAAATAGAGGAACTTTTTATGACTCTACAAACATAAATAAAAAAATTGAAAAATTTAAAAATTTTACAGATCGCCCTATGCTTCATAAAACTTCAGTTGCTAGAGCAAATCTTTTAGCATCAGATCCTGAAATTCAAAATCTTTTAGAAGCTAAAGATAAAAGTTTATTTAATACTGACGAAGGATTAAAAAAAGCATTAAAAGTTTTAGGCAAAGGTTCTACTCCTCACGAAGCAGCTCACGCAATTACTGTTTTAGCAAGAGCTTATAATGGAGAAAAATTTAGAGGTTTAGATATAAAACCAAATAAAACAAAAGGTAAGTTTATAATTAATAATATAGCAAAACTTCAATATGATAATCCTTGGACTACCGGTTTATATGATGAAGGATTAAGACAAGTAGATAGAGATTTAGGAAACAAAGTAAATACTTTTAAAAATTTTAAAGTTGAGTATCGAAATAAATTACAAAATCTTTTAAAAGAATATGGCATTAAAGAAAAGTTTAACATAAATGAAATTACAAGTGTTAAAGCTTCTGCTAATAATAAAATTGCACCTTACGCTGCATTTGTAGATCTTACTCAAGCAGATATAAATCAAAAAGCTTTAAGTGGTTTTCAAGGAGATCTTTCTAAAACTTTATCTTACATAGATAGAAACAAAAACAATCAAGCTAAAATTTTAGAAAAAATAGAAAAGTTTAATACAGGTACAAGAAAAAAAAGAATAGATAGTCTAGTAAAAGAATTTGGTGAAGGAGCAAAAGATGTTAGGTTTGCAGAAATAATACCAGGTACAAACGTTGAGTCCATTTATGCTAAAGGAGATTTAGATAAATGGAAAACTAAAGGATTAGACTTACAAAAACTAGCAGATGAAAAAGGTTATTTTTTAGATGTAAAAGGTGCACGACCTTATTTTGATGTTACAGAAAAAGATTTAATAAAATCAGTACAAGGATTAATAAAAGACACAGAGGACTTACCTAAAAATAAACAAATTTTATTATGTAATTTTTTATCTAATGGTGGTTTACCTGGTGATTGTAAAAGAGCTATTGCTCAAGATCCAGAAAAAGCTGCACAAATAATTTCTAAAATTCCTGCAGACACAAAAGAAACTGCAACTGTAAAAGATTCTGCACAAAAAATGATTCAAATATTTAGAGGCGAAAGAGCAAATGCTTCTGGTAAGATGGCTAAATATATACCAGGAACTAATGAAGTAGAATTGGTTCCTTACAGCGATAAATTAAAAGGAAGATTTTTTACTGCTAATAAAGATTTAGCAAAACAATTTGCCGACGATCCATCTAAAATTAAATCACTCACTATTCCAGAAAAAGATTTTAATATAGGAACTAAAATAGCAAGAAGAGTAGATATAGATCAAATGGCAGATCAATTAATACTACCTAAAAAAAATATAAAACAAATAGAATCAGGAACCTTAAAATATAACGCTGATATAGGTGCATTTGAAACTGCTGAAAACACAATTGCAACACAAGGGGATATTAAAAGGTACGCAGCTGAAAACCCAATGGAGATTAAAGTTGGTGAAGAACCAGTTAAAGCTGCAACCAATAAAAGCGTGCTTTCTAATGTTGGTAAGGCAATGGCAAGAATCGGCGCTCCATTACCAACTGCATTATTAGATTCCTACTTTATAGGCCAACAAGTAAAAGAAGGCAAAGGCACAGCAGAGATTGCAAGCAATCCATTAAACTGGCTAGGCCTTGCAACTATGGAGCCTTTAACAAAAGTAAGTGGGGTAGCAACAGGAAGTGGAGCTTTAAACAAAGCATTGAGATTAGGATTGAATCCTGCTACAATTAGGGGTATAAGCAGGTTTGCGGGTTTACCGGGACTTGCTATAAGTACAGCTATGACTGCATATGACCAGTATCAAAAATACAAAGATGGAGAGGGATTCATCTTCAACTTATTAAACCAAAAGGGAACCGAATAGATGGCCACGATAGATAAACCACTTCCAAACGTTTCAGAAACTGTAATTGAAGTTCCAAAACAAGAAGAATTAGTTGAAGCAAGAGAAGAGATCACTGAAAAGAAAAATCAAAAAGGTAATGTAGAAGTTACTATGGATGAAGAGGGTGGTGCAGAAATTGCATTTGACCCTAGTGCGATTACAGAAGAAGGTGGCCAAGATCATTTTGAAAACCTAGCAGACTTTTTAGGAGATGGCGTTTTAGAACCATTAGGTGCTAAAATGGTAGATCACTATAACGAATACAAAGAATCACGTGGTGATTGGGAAGATACTTATAAAAACGGTTTAGATCTTTTAGGATTTAAATACGAAAGAAGAACAGAACCTTTCAGAGGTGCATCCGGTGTTAATCACCCTGTACTTGCTGAAGCGGTTACACAATTTCAAGCGCAAGCTTACAAAGAATTATTACCAGCTGATGGTCCGGTTAGAACTCAAATTTTAGGAGCAGTAGATACTGCTAAAGAAGAACAGTCTAAACGTGTTAAAGATTTTATGAACTATCAGATTATGGATCAAATGAAAGAATATGAACCAGAGTTTGATCAAATGCTTTTTTACCTCCCTCTATCCGGTTCTACTTTTAAGAAAGTTTACTATGACGATCTTTTAGGTAGAGCCGTTTCAAAGTTTGTACCTGCGGATGATTTAATTGTTCCGTACTCTGCAAATAGTTTAGAAGATGCAGAGGCAGTAATTCACGTAATAAAAATTTCTGAAAACGATTTAAGAAAACAACAAGTAGCAGGATTTTATAGAGATGTAGAATTAGGATCACCACCTGTTGTAGAAAATGAATTACAAGATAAAAAATTAGAACTTGAAGGAATTGCTAAAGATGGTCAAGAAGATCAATATACTTTGTATGAAATTCACACTAATTTAGATTTAGAAGGTTACGAAGATATGGGAGAAGATGGTGAGCCTACAGGAATTAAACTTCCTTATGTTATAACTGTATCTCAAGCAGGAAATAAAGTTTTATCTATTAGAAGAAATTATGCTGCAGAAGATCCATTAAGAAAAAAAGTAAATTACTTTGTACAATTTAAATTTTTACCTGGAACTGGTTTTTATGGTTTTGGTTTAATCCATATGATTGGTGGTTTAACTAGAACTGCAACAGCAGCATTAAGACAACTTCTTGATGCAGGAACTTTAGCAAACTTACCAGCAGGATTTAAATCTCGTGGTATTAGAGTTAGAGATGATGCACAACCATTACAACCTGGTGAGTTTAGAGATGTAGATGCTCCTGGTGGAAACATCAAAGATCAGTTTATGACTCTACCTTTCAAAGGACCAGACCAAACTCTTTTACAATTAATGGGTGTTGTAGTTTCTGCAGGTCAAAGATTTGCAGCAATCGCTGATATGCAAGTTGGAGATATGAATCAACAAGCT